GAATTTGCAGAAAGGCTGTCGAGGTTCATCGTGCCCTTCAGCAAGGGCAAGCAGCCGAAGAATAGTCGGCAGCGGCGACTTGATGAAAAAGAACCGCCGCGTCCATAAGCCCCCGCCCGGTCGGCGAGTGCGGACCTAGTACACCTTCCACAGGTCGGGCCGGTAAATCGCTCCCTTGGCTGCGATGGGCGCAGCCGAATTGCTCTCATGTTTCGGGACAGCCGCCCATGAGTTAATCGCCACGAATGCCGCGATCACAACAACCGTGGAAATGATCCATGCGAGTTTCGGTGTCATGTCTTCCTCTCCTCGCGCTTCTAGCAGCACTCCTACAGGGGGAATCGGAAAGAAATCTGTGACGCCCGTCACGCTTTGGTCGTATAGGCGGAAGCTATAGCCGCGGCCGGGCCGTACGCCGACGCCCGGTTATGCCGCGACGCGCAAAGAGGCCCGCGAGGTGCGCTAGGGCGCGCGTCTATAAACGTCGCTTATTATTTCAATGAAGATAATAAAGTTGCACGCTAATGGCTTTTTGCCAAGATATTGTCGGAGGTAGGCATGTCCATCACGCCTTACCTAGGCGACTTCGATGCCAGTCCCGAAACCAAGCGGGTTCTAGGTGTCGCGCTCGAAATGACTCGCGTATCCCTTGGGCTTGGAGACAATTTCGCCGACGGAATCATCGCCAGACGAATTGTCCAACTTGCCAAGGCCGGCGAGCGCAATCCCGATCTCTTGTGCAAAGGCGCGCTCGATGAATTATGCGGGCATTTGTACGGAGACTAATAAGCAAAACGCTGGGTTAGCCTCGAAATTGAATGCGAGCGCGGTTCAGGCCGGATGAGCGCTTCAAATAGACCTTAGGCCGATGCATCCTTTGCATTGCCGGGTCGCCGTGAGGGCAGTCGTGCGAGCGAAATCGCGCCCGCCATGGCAGCGAAGCTCCCGATGAGGACAATCACGTCGCGGCCCGCTGCCAACAGGTGGCGCGTTTCGGCGTGGAGAGTGTTGTGGCCAGAGCCCGTGCGGACCGCGAGCCGCCAAGCGAGCAGCGAGGAGGCGGCCGCAACGCCAATACTGATGCCGCAGGAGCGCATCACGTTCAGGAGTCCCCCGGCTTCCCCGGTCAGAGACGCTGGCGCGGCGGCCACGACCGCGCTGTTGTTGGGCGAGATGAACAACCCCTGGCCGATTCCGAAAACCGCGAGGGCGAGCATCACGAGCGGCAGGCTTGCGGGCGCGCCGTCCAGCACGGCGAAGAGCAACAGCAATGCGACGACGCAGATGAGCATGCCCGATACGGTCAGGAGCCGGGGGCCGAGCCGGTCGTAGAGTGCGCCGGCGATCGGCGCGACCATGCCAAGCATCACCGGGACGATGGAAAGCCGCAGACCCGCGGCGAACGTCGAATCCCGGTAGGCGCGCACGAAGATGAAGGGCATCAAAAAGAACAGGCCGAACAGCGCCGCGTAGCCCATGAGGCCGGCGACATTGCCGGCCGAGAACGCGCTTTGCCGGAATAACGTGAGGTCGATCAGCGGCGCATCCGCGCGTTGCTCGGCGCGAACGAACAGCGTCAGCAGGATCACCGCCAGCAGCGCACAGCCGAGAAGGGCGGGCGACGTCGCCCCCCATGCGTACCCTTCGTGGAGCACGGCCACGAATGCGGTGAGCGCGGGCGCGATCAGGAATGCGCCCTTCCAGTCGAAACGGCTGTCAGCGGGCAAGTCCTGGGTGGGCGGAAGCACGAACCAGCCCAGGACCGTGCCGGCGAGGCCGATCGGGACGTTGATCCAGAACACCCATCGCCAGTCCAGCAGGTCCAGAACGAGGCCGCCGAGGGCCGGGCCGGCGCTTAATCCGACGGCTTGGGCTGCCGACAGGACGCCGAGTGCGCGTCCGCGCTGCGCGGGTCCGGCCGCCGTCACCACAATCGCGACGCTGTTCGACGACAGCAGCGCCGCACCGATGCCCTGTGCGACCCGGAAGGCGATGAGCACGGGCAGGCTGGGAGCCAGGCCGCAGAGCGCCGAGCTCAGCACGAACAGGAGGAAGCCGCCCGTGTACAGGAGCTTGCGCCCTACCATGTCGGCGAGCCGACCGAAGATCGGCAGGAACGCCGCCATTGCCAAGAGATGGGCGACCGCGACCCAGCTCACGGTGCTGAGCCTTGCGCCGAATTCGAGCTCGAGCCGCGGGAGCAGCATCTGTGCAATGCTGGAATCGACCTGGCCCATGAAGGCGCCGACGCACACGGTGCCGACGACGCACCACCGGTAGGAGTTAAGGCGCGCCACGATCCAAGCCGGCGGCGGCTCGCGGCCGTTCCGCACGGCGTCGCGCAGAGCGGCGATCGAGGCGGGGCCGGGGGCTGAGTCATCCACGTTGGTTGCTCGCGGGCCTTCGGGAGGCTGCCCTGCTTATAAGCTCATAGCGAAACGATAGAATTTCAAACTGAGACATTTTTCATTTGACTCGCGTAACGAGAATCTTCCAAAAAAGCATATTCACCAAAACTACGCGTGAATCACCGCCTCGGTGCGGCCGTGTCTGCGACGGGGCATCGGCGGAATGATCGCCCGCGCCACCGCCCCTCGGTGGCGTGTGTCCCCTATCCACGGGAGGTTCCAATGACGAACGGAAACTACTATCGTTCCCCTCGACATGGCGTGTTGCCTGACAATTTAGGCCGCGCCGGGAATCTATTCAGCATTTTCGATTTCAATGATCGTGTCCCGCCGCTCCAGCCCGGCTTTGCGGTAACAGCAATTAGCCGTGATGCGCCAGTCAAAGACGCACCTGTCACATTGACGAATCCGTTTGACTTTTCTCGATCTCCGTTAGGGGTGCTAGTGAATGAGCATCTTTGGCGCCATTTGCTGTTCGACCCCCGGCCACTATCGACAACCGTGTTCTTTAGGTCCGATTCCACTCCTATTCCGAGTTCGAAGTTGTTCGAACCTGTGCCAATAAACCCACAGGAGGGCGCTCCCATCTTGCCGCAACAGTTTCGCTAGGCTCAAGGCACAGGGCATCTGTTTGTGCTATGATCCGCAGGCGAGGCTGTCCTGGGCTCGTTCCGTAGCTTGAAAGGTAAATTCATGGGTCTGAAGATCTTTGCGGTTCTCGCCCTTTGCCTTGCGATGACGGCTCCGGGGCTGGCTGCGACCATAGTCGACACGCAGCTCATTCGCGCGGCCTTTTTCTCCGATGCATGCCGGCAGCAGGCCGAGGCGCTCGGCATCTCGCGCACATCCGACGCAAACGCGCTACTTGCGGCCTTTGCCGGGTTGCGGCGGCAGCCCGCGAACTCGCCCGCCGCCGAGGGGAAGCGCGACGACTGCAGCGTGTCCGCGGTCTTGCTGATCAACCTGCTGCGCGACAATGGGATCGATGCCGAGCTCGTTTCAGCGACAATGGCGCCGGCCGATCCGATCGACCGCGTTCTCGTTTACGTCCCGGTGCTCGATCGCTATTTCGATCCTGCGCTGCCGCTCGAAGAGCAAAGCCTCGTCGATCTGCTCGTTCGCGAGCGGGCCGAGCGCAAACACATTCTCGGCCCCGCGCTCGCCGGCAGCGCGCGCGATGCTTGCCCCAGCACCTGCCTGCACGTGTACACGGCGGCAGCCAACGCAATGCCGCGCGTCCGCGTCAAAACCGAAACGATCCGCGGCCGCTGAACGCCGAAGATGCGGCCCCCGCGACGCCAGCATCGCGGGGTGCCCCGCGCCGGGACGACGGCCGGCACTGTGATGCCAGCCAATCGTAGGTAGGTTAGCGCGGGAGGCGCGTAACCCACCAATCAATTCGCAACGCCAGTCGAGGGTGGGGTGCCGGCGCCGTCAGCGCGTCTTCGACGCGCTTTGACTCCTAACCCATCCTACGCAGGTTGGTTAAGCACGCTCCCATGTCAGCACCCGAGCTCGTCGTCGATTACGCACCGCGCACTCAGTTCATCACCTCCCACAATAGGACCGAGCGCTCCGCCTGCATCGTGACGCACCGCCGCGCCGGCAAGACGGTGGCGTGCACGACTTGCAGCGCGCGGCAACCGAGTGCCTGCGTATACGCCCGCGCTTCGCCTATCTCTCGCCCTTCCTCAAGCAATCGAAGGCGGTGGCGTGGGACTATCTGCGCAACGCCATGGCGCCGGTGCGGGCGATCGGGGCGAGCGCGCACGAAACCGAGCTGCGCGTCGATTATCCCAACGGAGGGCAGGTGCGGCTCTATGGCGCCGACAATCCCGATGCGTTGCGCGGCATCTATCTCGACGGTATCGTGCTCGACGAATACGCCGACATGGACCCGCGCGTGTGGTCGGAGATCATCCGGCCGGCGTTGGCCGATCGGGAGGGCTGGGCGGTCTTCATCGGCACGCCCAAGGGCCGCAACGCCTTCTTCGAGCTGTGGCGGCGCTCGCAGTCGGAACAGCATTGGTTTTCCCTCATGCTCAAGGCAAGCGAGACCGGCCTCATTGCCGAAAGCGAGCTCGCGCTCGCCAGGCGCGATCTCAGCGAGGACCAATATGCGCAAGAGTTCGAATGCTCGTTCGACGCCGCGATCGTCGGCTCCTACTACGGGAAGCTGATGGCGCGCGCCGAGCAGGATCAGCGCATCGCGCCCGTGCCCTATGATCCGGCCGCGCTCGTGTGGACGTCCTGGGACCTCGGCATCCGCGATGCGACCGCGATCTGGTTTGCGCAGGTGATCGGGCGCGAGATCAGGATCATCGACTACTACGAAGCCTCCGGCGTCGATCTCGGCCACTACGTCAGGGAGATCGGTGCGCGGCCTTACGTTTATGCCGGGCACATCGTGCCGCACGACGCCCAGGCCAAGGAGCTGGGCACCGGCAAGAGTCGGCTCGAGGTGCTCCAAAGCTTGGGCCTGAAGAACATCAGCATCGCCCCGCTGCACCGGGTGGAGGACGGCATCAACGCCGTGCGCGTCTTCCTGCCGAAATGCTGGTTCGACGCAAAGAAATGCGCGCGCGGGATCGATGCGCTCAAGCTCTACCGTGCCGAATACGACGACAAGCTGCAGGCGCTGCGGCCCCAGCCGGTGCACGACTGGACCTCGCACGCGGCCGACTCGTTCCGCTACCTAGCGCTCACGCTCGACCGCAAGTCGGCGCAAGTCGGCTTTTATCGCCGCATCGAATATTCGCAGTTGGGAGTGGTGTGAGCGCGGCGCAAGCTGCCGCGCAACAAGCAAGGTATCTCGGCTTCGAGGCCTCCAGTGTATGGGGGCAGGGCGGCCTCTATTCGATCCCGTACCTCAACGTCATCGCCAAAGACCTATCATAGCCTTGTGTAACGTTATAACATTACGATAATCGCCCTTGGGCGACCTCCCGGGGCTTCCTAGGAGGGATGCCCGGCCCCAGGCTCGGGCCTCAGCAACCACCGCGCCTGGGGCTACTATGCCTTTGAAATCGCGACCCTCGGTGAGGGGGTGCCCCAATGAAACTGGCCCACTACCGAAAAATGGGCGGGAAAACGCGCTTTCAAGCGTGAACCTTTTGTTTCGCCACCGCGACTAACTCCCAGAACCCCCGAGCGCGTCTTCGCGCAACGGGGGCGGCTGGGTGGGTGGTCAAATGTCCGTCTCCAAGCTCGCAGCTGGCGTGACCGCGCTTGCAATCGGCGCTGCCGTGGTGACGGCGCTTGCCGCCAATCCGGAGGTAAAGACCGACCCCGCTGCGGCCGCCGCCGTCGCCGCCAATTCCGAGGCGAACGCCGATCCCGCCGCCCCGGCCGCTGCCAAGAGCGATCGGCTCTCCGTTCGCCCCCCGCTCAAGCCCGCCGCTCCTCCTCCGGTCACCTCGGCCTGTCCGCAAGAGCCGTGGCCGTACGGCTGCCAGTGGCGCACGCCTCCCGCGCGCAAGGTTTACCGCACTACGCGGCCGGGCTGACCGCTCACAAAAAAGCGGCATTCGGCAGCAAAGTCGTCTTCTCACCTGCCGACCAAGGCTGCTTCCCCATGCCTGCGACGAAGATCGCGATAAGCGTGATTGCTTGCGCCATCGCGCTGTTGGCGGGCTGCGAAATGGCCGACCAGTACGCCACCTTCGTGCCGAAGATGCTTCGACAGCCGAGCACGGAGCCTCCGCCGCCGGAGCCCGAGCCCGATGTCAAAGCAATGGTGCGCGCGGGCGCTGATACGTTGTTTACCGCCCATCCAACCGCCGTGGCGGTTTCGCGACCCCACCCGGTTGCGGGGCGAGGATTTAGCGCCTGCGTGAAAGCGATGGTCGTCGGGCCGATGAACCCCGAGCCGCAGCCCATCACTCTGCTCGTGATGATCGAGCACGGTAAGTTCGCTGATCGTCACCGCGCGACGTCACAGGACGGCTGCGCGACCGAGACCTATGAAAAGGTCGAAGCAGCGCGGTAAATCTGCCGCTACTCGAACGCACGGACGACGATTTTCGCGTCCCGTGCATTTTTCGCTTGACTCGCGTAACGAGAATCTTCCAGAAAAGCGTATTCACCAAAACTACGCACTGACCACCGTCCCGATGTCGCCGGGTTCGCGCATGGGGCAAGGTGTCCGCGCATTCGTGCTTTCGCAACGCTGTTGCCGCCACGCTCGCGTCGCGGGGTGTTCCTTCGTGGGTGAACTCCAGCGGGGGGATCCCCGACTTCGTGCATCGGTGAGCGGCGCTCGGTGCTGATTTGCCCAGTTCGCTGCTGCTAACTGTCGCAACGGTATGAGAATTTTTCCGTCGCGCATTTTCCGCTTGACTCGCGTAACGAGAATCTTCCAAAAAAGCGTATTCACCAAAATTACGTGTTGACCACCGTTTCGATGCCGCGCTTCCTCCGGCCGGCGTCGGCGCGGGAGGATTGCGTTGCGCACGCCGCGCAGGCGCGATCCTCCCGATGACTCTCGAGCACTGACATGGATCGGCGCTGACCGCGCCAATGGTTGTGAAATGCCCAAAATGACTGCCGGCGATCTCAAGGCCCTGCTTGCGGCCGAGCGCTACGACGCGCTCTCGGCCATGGCGGCGAGCAAGCTCTCCGACGAGCGTGCGTCCGCGCTCAACTACTACATGGGCAACATGTCGAAGGACATGCCGGCCCCGGACGGGCGCTCGAAGGCGGTTTCGAGCGACGTCGCCGACACGATCGAAGGGCTGATGCCGCCGCTGATGGAGATCTTCGCCTCCGGCGACGAAGTGGTGCAGTTCGCGCCGGTCGGACCCGAGGACGTGGCCGCCGCCGAGCAGGAGACCGACTACGTCAATCACGTCTTTATGCAGCAAAATCCGGGCTTCCTGGTGCTTTACTCCTTCATCAAGGATGCGCTCCTTTCGAAGGTCGGCGTGGTCAAGGTGTGGTGGGAATGCCGCCAGGAGGTCGAGCGCGAGACCTATCTCGATCAGCCCGACGATGCGTTTGCGCTGATCGTTTCGCAGCCGGATGTGGAGGTTGTGGAGCACACCGAGCGAGAGATCTCACTCCCTCATGCTGAGGAGCCGCGCAGCAAAAGCGCGTCCACGCGCGTCCATAGCCCGTCGAAGACGGGCGTGAACGCCCTTAACGACGCGCTGAGCGCGGCGTCTCGAAGCATGAGTTCGCCGCCGTCCTTCGAGACGGGCGCTTCGCGCCCTCCTCAGGACGAGGGCGGAGGACGTCCTCAGGACGAGGGCTCGCCGCGGCCCAAACTGCACGACGTCACCATCGAGATCCGTCGCACGCGCGAATGCGCGCGGGCCGAAGGCGTCACGCCGGAGGAATTCGGCATCAGCCGGCGCGCGCGCTCCATCAAGGACACGGACTATTGCTTCCACGACGTGTTCCGCACCGAATCGCAGCTGATCGGCCAGGGCTACGACCGCGAGCAGGTGAAGAAGCTCCCCTCGTACACGCTCGCGCACACCATCGAGGAGCAGGCGCGCGACACCGTCAACGAATCGACGTTGCGCCAAGGCGACGACGGGCTCAACACCTCGAGCCGGCTCATTCGCATCACCGAGCACTACGTGCGCATGGACTACGACGGCAACGACGAGGCGGCGCTCTACCGCTGCACCACCGCCGGCGAGGAGGGCGAGTTGCTCCTGCGCGACGGTGCGCCCGACGTGGTGCGTGAGGATGTGATCCCGTTCGCGGCCATGACCCCGGTCATCGTCACGCACCGCTTTTTCGGCCGCTCGATCGCCGACCTGGTGATGGATATCCAGCGCATCAAGACCGCGTTGCTGCGCGCGCTGCTCGACAACGCCTATCTCGCCAACAATCCCCGCACCGAGGTGCCGGAGAGCCACGCCACCGAGACCACGCTCGACGATCTCCTGGTGTCGCGCCCGGGCGGGATCGTGCGCACCAAGATGCCGGGCGGCTTGAGCGTCATCGAGCATCCCGACATCGGCAACCATGTGTTCCCGCTGCTGCAATACCAGGACGCAACGCGGGAATGGCGCACGGGCGTGTCGCGGCAAGGGCAGGGGGTCGACCCCAACGCGCTGCAAAACCAGGTCGCCACCATCGCCAACCAGATGTTCAACGCCTCGCAGGCCAAGGTGAAGCTGATTGCCCGCATCTTCGCCGAGACCGGCATCCGCGACCTGTTCTCGCTCCTGCACATGACGATCCGCAAGAACGGATCGCAGGCGCAGACCCTGCGGCTGCGCAACCAGTGGGTCACCGTTGATCCGAGGGACTGGCGCGCGCGCAACGACATGACCATCAATGTCGGGCTCGGCACCGGCTCGAAGGCCGAGCAGCTCGCACAGCTGCAGCTGATCATCGGCGCGCAAAAGGAGGCGATCGCGGCCGGCCTGGTCAGCGCCAAGAACCTGTTCCACTCGGCAAAGGAGCTTGTGAAACTCGCCGGGCACAAGAACGCCGACGCGTTCTTCACGCCGCCGGGCGCGCCGGCCGATCCCAACGACCCGGCGTCGGCGCCGATCCAACCGCCGGCGGACCCCAAGCACGCCGAGATCGCGGCGAAGGCACAAACCGAGCAGGCCAAGATCACGGCGGACGCCGCGCACCAGAAGATGAAGCTCGACGCGCAGCTCGCCTTCGAACACGAGAAGTTCGCGCTCGAGAAGGAGCTCAAGCTGCTCGACCTGCAGATCGCGCGCGAGCGCCACCAGCACGAGATGGCGCGCTCCGCCGTCAAAACGATTGCTGATGCCGCCCATGCGGCGGCTCCGCAGCCGGTGCAGTAGGAAACCAAGATGCCGCCCGTCTCTGAAAAGCAGCGCCGCGCGATGTATGCCACGGCCGCGGGGCGATCGACCCTCGGCATCCCGCGTTCGGTCGGGCGCGAGTTCGTCGCGGCCGACAAGGGCGGCAAGCTAGCGCTGCGCAAAAAACCGATGCGCCGACGCGGCAGCGGAATCCTCGGAGGGCTGTCGCGATGACCGACGACAAGCTCGAGGCGGCGATCGCGCGCGGCGCGCGCGCCAAGGAGCTGCTCGGCAGCGAGACGCTCAAAGAGGTCTTCGCCCAGATCGAAGCCGATTACATCGAAGGCTGGCGCCACACCTCGGCGCGCGACACCGACGCGCGCGAGCGGCTGTGGCTCGCCGTGCAGGTGCTGGGCCTAGTCAAGGACCATCTCGTCATCATCGCCAACAACGGCAAACTGGCGCAGGCCGAGCTCGATCGGCTCGCAGGCCTCGCCGCGTAGACACAACTCCGCTCATTCCCGCGCATAGCGCGTCGAAGACGCGCGTCAACGCGCTTATGCCGGGAATCCAGGGGCCGCAGTCCGTAGCCCTGGGTCCCCGCTTTCGCGGGGACGAGCGGAAAAACAGCACAAGAGGACATCATGGAAACGGCTACTCCTATCGGCGCCGACGCGCCGGCCCCGACCGCGCTCGAGCTGACGGCGCCGGCGGACACTCCGGCGTATCTTTCGACCCACGACGCGGCGGCGGTGTTGCGCAAGCTGCGCCAGCCGAAAAACGATCAAACGACCGAGCGCGCGGACACCGCGGCGCCGGCCGAAACCCCCGAATCGACCGCGCAAGCGGGCGAGAGCGCGGCGGAAACCCCCGATCGAGGTCGGGGGCAGGCGCCTCCCGCTCAGACCACGGACACCGATCGGCAGGCCGATCCCCGCTCGGAGGCGGGGACAGGGCCTGCCTCCATCGAGCCGCCGAGGTCTTGGACGAAGGAAGACAAGGAGCTCTTTGCGAGCCTCCCTCGCGCGACGCAGGAACGTCTGGCCGAGCGCGAGCGGTTGCGGGAGGGCGATTTTCTCCGCCGTCAGAACGAAGCCGTTGAAAAGCTCAAAGGCCTTAACGCCAAGGAGCAAGCGGTGGAACAGGCAAGGCAAACTTACGAAGCGGCGTTGCCGCAGCTTCTCCAAACCCTCCAGCAGCAACAGGCGGGCGAGTTCGCCGACATCAAAACGATGGCGGACGTCGAGCGCCTAGCGCGCGAGGACTGGCCGCGTTACCTGCTCTGGGACCTGCAGCAAAAGAAGATTGCTGACGTCACCCAGCACATGCTCGCGGCCCAGCACCGGCAGGCGCAGGAGAAGCTCGGGCATTTCGCCGAATTCGCCAAGCGCCAGGACGATCTCTTCAAGGAGAAGGTCCCGGACATGGCGGACGACGCGAAGGCCGCGGAGCTGCAGAAAAAGGCGCTCGTCGTGCTGAGCGACCTCGGCTTCGACGAA